ATCGTTAAATCCATAAAGCCCAGGAAAAAAAACACCGTCAGAAAGGCTAAATAATCGGTTTTCTTTACCAAATGTAGGCACGCCCTTAGCCCTTTTAAAGTCGTTTAAACTTGACTTGCTGAATACTAAAAGCCCTTGATCCCCTTTTGATATTGGAGTTAGAAAGATATAGTTTGCACCTCTTGGAATCATGACAGGAACATCGTTTAAAGTATCGATGCTTTCAATTTTGCCTGAGCCCTCATGTCTAAACTGTGTTAGTATTTCAACACTAGCCTTGCCCGTTGCATTATCGTATGTAACTATTTTTGCAGGGTAAGACGTGTTTATCTCGCTGATCTTTGAATCTACTGTAAGGCTTACAAATTCTTCAATTGAGACACTCATAAAATCCCCTCGATCCTTATAGCCTGTGCTTCTGTGACAAATTGGCTGTCTGCGGTGCTCCCGCCACGGTGAGAAACCCGCAAAACAACATACGACCTGAAATCATCGCTCTTATTTTTTTTGCTAGGCGGGGTGCTTAAAACCGTGTCACTAAATACGTTTAATTGAGAGCTGTAGACAATGTTTGAGTTAAGTGATGTATTTATGTTTACCCCTATATCTGTAATTGTAGGTGATCCTATCATTCCTGTTTTTCCGCTTACAATTATGGGCGGGTTACTATTTGGCTCCCCAAGTGGCAACGCTGTAAGCCCTTCATCGTTTATACCAAAAGTAACAATATCCTTAACTTTTTCCTGCAAACTTTTCAATACAGAAGTTGCGTCACCCCTAAAAGTTTCGCTGTACTCGAGCTTTTCATCACCTAGCAACGATTCAATTACCTTCTTGCTTTTTGGCTCTATATCGCTATTGCCCATTTCATCAGTAATATACTTCAAGATGCTTTTTATCGGTGTGCCTTCTGGAAAAGTCTTGTTTATGTTAGCATTCTTTGTTGATTCTAGCAATGACAAGCCTTCTATATATAGGATTCTATCAACCCCTTTTCTTGGTGTGTTTGCTCTAACTATATCACCTTTAAAGATTTGCACAGCATCACCGTATCCTGCCTTAATTACAAGCTTTCCACCATATTCTAGCCTCCCAATATCAAACATAAACCCAGCCGATTTTATATGTTCAGGGCTAGGGTTATAAATCCAGACTTCGCCTTTGTTAGGGTTTAAGTCCATTTGAACCTGTGCAGAAAATTCTATCCTCGGGTCGCCTATGCCACCGCCCTTAAAAGAAAACATCGGCTTCCCTTTAGGCGTAATCTCGACTTCTACAACTCTCATAATGAAGTATATTGTAATATTACAGAATCACCAATATTTGAAATATCGGCTTCTCTAAAACTTCCATCTGTATCAATCATTTCTAGCCTCCCTTGCGGTACGTCTAAATACTTGTATTGATCTAACAGGTCGATACCAGAAAGTAACGGGATACCTTTTATTTGATCACCTACTCCCATTATCCAGCGTCCATATCTCGCATTATAGCTAAAATGAAAAGTATATGTTACTGTATCTAGTACGATATCTGCTGTATATTTATATTTATTTTTGATTAAAGGAATTCTATACTTCATTACATCGCCAGCAACGGAAGTACGCCCACAAGCTCATCTACACCTACCGAATGCGAAACGTCTTCAGAAACTTTTTTCTTTGCACCTTTCCCGTTTGTAGTATCGAAAGTTCTATATTTTACAAATTCTATAGTTAAATATGCAGCGTCACCTTTGTTTTTTTCGCCTGCTATTGTATTAAATACGTAGTCTTTGTACACTTGGAAGCCTGTAGATATTAGAAGCGTAGATCTTGATTCCCATATTTTTGCTAGCCTTTGGTACTCATCACTTGAAAGCCCCTTGTACCCAGCACTAAAACCAATAGACACGAAAGGCAAAGGAGTATCAGAAACAACAACTTGCAAGCTTAATTTTTCGGGTTTATTAGTGATATGGTCCGAAAAGAACGAACCATTTTCAAGCGGGTTTTCAGTTACAGCATTTGACAGTGTAAAAGACTCTTTTATAACAGCGTCAAACTCAAATTTATTCTTATCACGTTTTCCGAATACCAAGCCTAGTGCGGTATCTAAATTGTCGCTATCAGGGCTAGACGTAACTTTCATGAATGAGCGTGTAGGCTTTTGAGTGAATAGCATTATCTACCACCGTGCCTGATAGGGGCTGGTATCTGTGCTGCTGAAGCTGTAAAATCCATTTCTTTCAGTGCTGCTACTGTTTCTGACTGGACTTGACCAACTTCTGGTGTCCCATTGACTACTATATTAATTTCAGCTTTTCTATCAATATTTGTTTGCTGGCTCCCATTTCCTTGGTTTTGGAGTTGAGTTATCGCACCTGTACCCTCAAAAACCTTCAATTTGCCTAGTGAATTTTTCCACCAATCTGGGGCCTCAAAATTAAACATATTTTTGAATGACTCACCTATGCCAGCTATCCAGTCACCTAGTTCTTTGGCCATATTTATCATATCTCTAAACCAAGTATCCGCCGTAGGGTCTTCAAATGTTTTCCAAAGATCCTCGAATATCAAAACAACGGCTGCTACCGCTGCGGATATCTTAAGTATTACAATAAAAGCTGCACCAAGAACAGCACCAATAGCAGAAAATACTGCAACAACGCTTGCTACAGCACCAACAAGAACTGCAAATAAGGAGCCTAAAGCACCTACTTTAATAATAAATTGGCCTATCTTGTTGTTTAGGAAAAATTCCATTACTGAGCTTAACGCACTGGCAAGTTTAGCAATTATAGGGTTGATAGTCTTACCTATAAGCATCCCAATATCGTTTAAGTTTTTCCAGAATTTACGCTTTTCCGCCGAGGATTTATGCAATGAATCGTTGTAAAGCTTATTTATGCTAGTACCTTTCTTCATCAACGAATTAGATATAGCCATCTTCATATTGGCTGTACTGTATTCAATCCCAGCTCTTTGCATTATCTCAATTTGATTTTGCGTTACAAGTCCTAATGCTTTTAATGGTTCAAACGACTTACTTAAAGCAGCCTGATCAAAAGCACCTTGAATATCTACAACCGATTTTCCTAAGGCAGTAGCCAGCTTTTCAGAAAATTGAATAGTATCTCTTGTAAATTTCGGGTCTGTGAGCGAGGTAAGGCTATTTGATATAGCCGTTGCCATTTCATTTGCTGAGGACACAACCCTACTCCCTAAAGCGTCTTCAAGCAACCCTACGCCTTTATCACCAGCAACTAAGGCAATTTGTCGCCTTGTGTTTTCCATTGCGTCGTCCATTTGCGACATGGCAGCATCAAACTTTCCAACTGCAAAAGATGCAAGTGCAACCTGTAATCCTTTGATTGTCTTTTCGAATTTCTTCGCTTGCTTGTCGTCAACTTTGAATCCAAGCTTTGCTATTAGCTCTCTAATTACCATGTTTCCGCTCTTGCTCTTTTGCTTGCAGGTGGTTTAAAATCAATTCATAATCAAGCTGATAGTTGGCTTCGAATATTTCCAGCAAACCCCAATTCTCGACCGCCCTATAATCAAGCTTATACTCTCTGACAACTCGCCAAATCATAGACTTAATAAAGTGCATTTCTGCAAGATAGGGTATTTTTTCCTTTCCCCCAAAGATTGCTGGATACCTTTTTCTTTGGAGTGCTATTTTTCCAGCACTTCCTCATTTTCGGGGAAACTTCCAGTAAACGCCATCATCACAAATGAAACTAAAAGCTGTATCATCTCTGTAAGTTCGATTGAATCAAGGAACGCTTCGAAACTTTCATCTAGCGACCAATTTGGGCGGACTACAAATTTTCTTAGGTATTTATCCAAGAGCGTATCAATGTTGTCATCTGTGATATTCTCAAAGACAGTCTTTAAATCATCGCTTGTAATTTCTTGATCAAGAATGTTTCCTTTCTTGATTTTCTTCATCAGCACATTGCCAGCAATCGAAGTCATAAACCCCGCAAAGTGTAACGCTTTTCTTCCTTTTACTGGCCTGAACCCGTAAGTTTTTCCGTTTAATTCTAGCACTAAATCATTCATGTTTCCCTTTTTTTAGACAGCACCTGTAGGGCTACAGGAAGGAGGTAAAGGGACCGCCTTGCTTTCGCTACTGCCAAAATGTTATAGTAAGTTGCCAGCCCCTAAATCAAACACAACTTCTCCAGCTTCAATTACCCACTCCCTCCCTTCGTCACCATCTTTTGAATATGCAACGGTTGGGAGCCCCTCGATCCATGCTGAAATAGATCCTACGGTAGTATTCCCGAAAGGGTCATCTATTTGCACAGAAAAATAACCTTCACCAGTGTTCTCGTCAAGTCCAATCCTTTCTGAAAGCACAGCGTTAGAATCTGATGATGCTAGCAAAGTAAATGTATATTTACCAGACTTGTCTGCGTTATGTATTCTTGTAGTATGTCCATCTGCACCAGTGACCCTAGAAAAAGACCGCTCATTTCTTTCGACTGAGATAGCGGTACCTTCTGCAAAGCCTTGAATTGTATGCTCAAACCCTAAAGCCCTTAGCGTGAACGAAATGGCTGAAAAGTTTAAATCTCTTGTTTCCTTAGCCATCACCTTACCTTGTTAACGTTCCTGTGACAAGAGCACCATGCACTTTATCACCAATTAATGCCTTCCATGCGACACCTGAAAAAATACGGTTTGACTTATCTGCCGGGTCAATATCCCTTACTTTTGGGATAAACACATCAAAATCTTTGCTGTCGGTGAGTGGGTTCGTCACTGATTGTCTAATAGCAATAGTTAACCTTTTTGTAATCACCTGTTTCAGCCTAGACCCTCCCTCGGCTGTGTATGGAAAAGCAGCGTCCAGTAATGCCTTGTCAATATCCGCCTCCATATTCGCATCGAGCCAATCTACGCCCCTAGTCA